GCGCCTTTCGCCGCCGCGTTGAATACTGGCGGGCTCACGCTGGTGATGAATCCGTCGATGGCCGTCGGCATGAGCTTCATGGTCAACGCGCTGGGGCAGGCAGAGTTTGCCGGCGTCAATCCCAACGGCGGGAACCTGCTGGGGTTCAACATCGTCACCGGCGACAACGTGCCGCCGACCTGGCTCGTGATGCTGAAGGCGTCCGACATCTACCGCATCGGTGACGAAGGCCTGCAGACGGCGGTTTCGCGCGACGCGATGATCGAAATGTCGAGCGCGCCCACCGGCGCCGGCGACGTGCCGGCCGCGGCCACGGCAGTGCCGATCTCGATGTACCAGGAGGACATGACGGCCATCCGCGTGATTCGTCGCATCAACTTTGCGAAGCGGCGCGCGCACGCGTTCCAGTACATCGACGACGCCGACTACGGCGCAGTGTCGAGCTAGGCCTGTCAACGGCGGCCGCGGAGATCTCCCGCCCGCGGCCGCCGCTTTTTTCGAGGAGTGAACTTGCAGAAGCTGATTGCCTCGCGGCGGCTGACCTACGCCGGCCGCCGGCTCGATCCCGGCGACGAGTTCGACGCCAGCGATCGCGACGCGAAAACCCTCTCCGTGATCGGCAGCGCCCGCTATTCCACGCGGGTCATGAGCGCCGACACGGTCGGCCCCGGCACGCTGCACCTGCCGAAGAAGAAGCGGAAGAAGACCTGACCGATGAAGATGCTCGGCTTCGAGATCACGCGGGCCAAGGCGGCGCCGGTCAACGCGAGCCCGGTGCCGGTGGTCTCGGGCAGCTGGTATTCGCTGTTCAACCGCTGGCCGGACCAGACCTTCCAGACCGACACGCCGCCGACCATGGAGTCGGTGCTTGCCTTCCACGCGGTCTACGCCTGCGAGACGCTGATCGCCGCCGACATCGGCAAGCTCCGCTACCTCTTGATCGAGTACGACGACGACGGCCTGTGGGAGGAGACCGAGAGCGCCGCGTTTTCGCCGGTGCTGCGCAAGCCCAACCGCTTCCAGAACCACATCCAGTTTAAGGAGTGGTGGATCACCTCCAAGCTCACCCGCGGCAACGCCTTCGCGCTGCTCGAGCGCGACGCGCGCGGCGTGGTGGTGGCGATGTACCTGCTCGACCCGACCCGGGTGACGCCGCTGGTGGCGCCGGACGGCAGCGTCTACTACGACCTCGGCCAGGACTACCTGTCCGGCCTCGAGCAGGCCAGCATCATCGTGCCGGCCTCGGAAGTGATCCACGACCGCATGAACTGCATCTTCCATCCGCTGGTCGGCACCTCGCCCATCTTCGCCTGCGGGCTCGCCACCGAGCAGGGGCTGCGCATCCAGCGCGACGCGAAGAAGTTCTTCGGCAACAGCTCGAACCCCGGCGGCGTCCTGACCGCGCCGGGCGAGATCTCCGACGCGCTGGCCAAGCGCATGAAGGACGAGTGGGAGAAGAACTTCACCGGCGAAAACGCGGGCCGCATCGCGGTGCTCGGCGACGGCCTGAAATTCGAGCCGATGCGCATGTCCGCGGTCGACGCCCAGGTGATCGAACAGCTCAACATGACCGCGCAGATGGTGTGCTCGACCTTCCACGTCCCGGCCTACATGATCGGCGTCGGCCCGGCGCCGCTCAACAACAACGTCGAGGCGCTGGCCCAGCAGTATTACAGCCAGTGCCTGCAGACGCTGATCGAGGCGATGGAAACGTGCCTGACCGAAGGCCTCGGCCTCGACACGCCGAAAGCCGGCGTGCAGATGGGCGTGCAGCTCGATCTCGACGGCCTGCTGCGGATGGACTCGCGCACCCAGATGGAGACGCTCGGCATCGGCGTCGACAAGAGCATCATCGCTTCGAATGAAGCGCGAAAGCGGCTCAATTACCAGCCGAAGCCCGGCGGCGACGCGCTCTACAAGCAGGTGCAGAATGTATCGCTCGAAGCGCTTGCTCGACGCGATGAAACTATGCCGGCCCCGCCGGCATCTGGATCAATGGCGCCTCAAGTAGCGCCAACGCCGCCCCCCGAACCGGACGCCGCTCTGAAGGCATTGGCGGACCTGGAGCGCGCTTTCGCAACCGCCGAGGTGCACCATGCCTGAGTTCGAGCAGATGGCCGCCGGCGTGGTCAAGGCGGCGCAGGACTTCATCACCCGGTCGCTCGTCGGCGTGCGGGCGCGACTCGATGCGCTCGAGCAGAAGATCGCCGGCGTGCCGGTGCCGAAGGACGGCCGCGACGGCCGCGACGGCCTGCCGGGGAACCAGGGCGAGAAGGGCAAGGACGGCCGCGACGGCATCGACGGCAAGGACGGCCTCGGCTTCGACGATCTCGCGGTGGACTATGACGGCGAGCGCGAATTCGCGATCAAGTTCCAGCGCGGGACCGAGGTCAAGGCCTTCGCCTTCACGCTGCCGCTGGTGCTCGATCGCGGCGTGTGGCGCGACGGCGTGAGCTACGCCAAGGGCGACGCCGTGACCTGGGCCGGTTCCACGTGGATCGCCCAGCGCGACACCGCCGCCAAGCCGGACGCAGCGGATGGCTCGTGGCGACTGAGCGTGAAAAAAGGCCGCGACGCGAAATGATCTGGCAAGGCAAAACCGTGGCCGTCTGCGGCTCCGGTCCTTCGCTCACCGAGGAAGTGGCCGCCGCGGTGCGCGCGCTCGGGATCCCGACCATCGTCACCAACGACACCTGGCGCCGGCTGCCGGAGGCCGACGTGCTGTTAGCGGCCAACGCCGCCTGGTGGAACAAGCGCAACCCGCGCGTCGCGCCGCTGCCGGAGGAGTTTCCCGGGGAACGTTTCGTCTGCGAGGAGGGCGTGGCCGGCGCCGCCTTCATCGCGCCGCGCAAGGTGGCGATCGGCGGCAACTCGGCGCTGCGCGCCTGCCACCTGGCCGAGGACCTGGGCGCGGCGCGGATCCTGCTCTTCGGCGTCGATCTTCGCGATGACGAGCTCACGCACTGGCACGGCCTGCATCGCGGCCTCGACAACCCGAACTGGACCACCTTCAAGCGCCACCGCGCGGCATGGGACGCGTACGCGCTGCAGATCAAGCGGCCAGAGATCATCAACTGCAACCCGCAGAGCGCGCTCGACTGTTTCCCGAAGTGCACGCTCGACGAAGCGCTCGAGGTGGCGGCATGACGATCATCTTCCATGGAATGCATGGAATTGGTGATTCGCTGCACGAACGCGCGATCGTGCGTGAACTGATGCGCGCGCACGAGGTATGGCTCAAGACCTCGTTCCCCCAGCTGTACTGGGACCTGGTGCCGGCGCTGCACCTCCTGCCGCTCGCGAGCCCGATCGCCTGGATGGCGAAGAACGAAGCGCGCTGCGCCGATCTGTACACGACCGAGCGGCCGCCGGCCGGCGCGCGGGTGATCCGCTGCGCGTATCTCTGGCCCGAGGCGAAGTCGAGCTCGGTGCTGGCGGCGATGTCGAAACGCTGCGGCGTGGCGCTCGGCGATTTCCGGCTGCCGATCGCACCGGCCTGGCAGCGCAAGGCCGACGCGTTGATCGCGTCGCTGCCTGACCGGCCGCTGCTCGTCACCCGCCCGCTGCTCACCATCAGCGACCGGCAAAATTGGGGTTCGGCGAAGGCGAAGCTGGCGCGCAATCCGGACCCGGTGGCGTATGCGGAGCTCTTCGCCGGGATCCGCGAGCGCTACTTCGTCATCAGCATCGCCGATGCCATGCCGGCGCGGGAGAAGGTATTGCTGCCGATCGACGCCGACCTCGAGTTCCACAGCGGCGAGCTGGCGCTGGAAACCGTGGCGGCGCTCACCGCGCGCGCGGCGCTGGTCTACTGCTCGCCGTGCTTCCTGACGGTGCTGGCGCAGGCCGTCGAGACGCCGCAGGTGTGCGTGTTCGGCGGCTTCGAGGGCGCCAACTCGTTCGCTGCCGGCGCGCGCTACTCGCCCTGGCTGCCGATCGAGCCCGAGCATCCTTGCGCCTGCTGGGATTGGAGCTGCCGCCACGACAAGACCATCGACATCGCCGCGGCGGCTGCACAGATCGAACACTTCATTCGGGACCACCATGCAGATCCTGCTCACGCCCGCCACGCTCAAGAGCCTGCTCGGACTCCTCATGCGCGCGCAATCGCTTGACGGCGTCGTGGTCGAGCTCGGCGTGTACCAGGGCGGCGCGCTGAAGGCGATGGCCGAGGCGGTGCCGGCGAAGGCGTGCTTCGGCTTCGACACCTTCCGCGGCCAGCCGGCGGCCTCATGGCGCGATGGCGATGTGCACCGGCCGGGCGAATTCGCCGACACCTCGTTCGAGGCCGTGCGCGCATCGATGCCGAGCAACGTCGCGCTGGTGCCGGGCTGGTTTCCCGACTCTGGCGCCGACTTCAACCAGGTGATCTGTTTCGCGCACGTCGACTTCGATCTCGAGCAGAGCACCGAGGACGCGATCGCCTGGCTCGAGCCGCGCATGGTGCAGGGCGGCATCGTGGTGTTCGACGACTGGGGCTGGAAGAACTGCCCGGGCGTGGCCAAGGCCATCACGCGGGCAGAACTGAAGGTCGTCCGCTCCGCAACCCATCAATGCTACTGGATCGCGCCATGATCGAATTTCCCGTTACCAGCCGCTCCGAAACGACCGCCGCGGAGTTCGACGTCCTGCTGGCGTACGACACCGACGGCACCGTCCTGCCGCTGTCCGAGGAGTCGGTCGGCGTGGAGCTGCACAACATCAGCGAGCCGCCGGCAGGCTCGTTCGCGAGCGTGCTCTACCGCATCGACGCCGGCGAGTGGACGGAGTTGGCACCCGGCAATCTGGTCAACCTGGATCTCGACTCTCCCCCGCAGACGCTCTCGGTCAAGCGCGCCTACCTGTCCGGCGACGGCCGGGTGCGGGTGACGATCGTCGGCGTGCCGGCCGGCCTCTATGCCGAGGAGACGGAGCTGTCGACGGGCGGTCCCGCGGGCCCCGCCGGCACCCACTGGGCGGTGACGGTCAACCCGCAGACGGGCACGGCGTACACGCTGCAGGCGAGCGACAACGGCGTGGTGGTCACGCTGGCCAACGCCGCCGCGATCACGCTGACCGTGCCGTCCGGACTCGGCGCCAATTTCGCCTGCGAAGTCATCCAGATCGGCGCCGGCCAGGTGACGGTGGTCGGCAGCGGCATCACGCTCAACGCCTACGGCGCGAAGGTGAAGTTCGCCGGGCAGCATGCCGCGGCCACGCTCGTCGCCTACGTCGCCGACGTGTTCAACCTGGCCGGCAATCTCACTACATGAGCCAGGTCTTCCTGCCGCTGGTCGCCGGGGCGCTCGCGTCCGCAGCGCCGTCTGGCCCCACGCCGATCTTCTTCGCCCCGCTGACCAACTCGCTGATCCCCACCACCGCAGGCAATCCCACCTTCACCTTCTCGCGGGCGACGACAGCGTATGTCGCGGACAACCAGGGCGTGCTGCGGCAGGCGGTAGCAAATGAAGCGCGGTTTGCGGGCGCTCGGCGGGTATGGAATCGGGTTGGCTTGAACACGCAGGACTTTTCGGGATGGACGAAATCTTCGACCACCGCCGTGTTTGGCGCGACTGGGCCAACAGGATTGCCGGACGCGAGCACCGTAACCGGAACGGTGCCGACCGCCGTCATCAGCAGCACCGCATTTGGAATCGTAACCGGAAACATCGTCGTCAATAGTATGTGGCTGCGTCGCCGCGCCGGAACGGGCGTCATTTCGCTGCGAAACACGAACGGCGTAAACATCGACATCACGGCGGCGCTCGATGGGACATGGAAGCGGTTTGCGACGCCGCCTGTCTCCGCAACGGCCTCGGGGATTGGGATTCATTTTGCGGTTGGCGGGGATCAAGTTGACGCAACCTACGCGCAAATTGAGGACGTAACCGGCCAATCCAACCAAGCCCCCTCCGAGTACGTCAGCAACGGCGTGCTGTCCGCTCCGTATCACGGCAATGCGGTGCCGGGGATCAAGTATTTCTCCACCACCAACGGCAACTCCGTCACCGGCAATGTCGTCACCGAATCGGCAGGGGTCGCGATCCCGGCGGCGAGCCTTTTAGGATTTGTGGCCGAGAACGCGGCGACGAACATCCTGCCGCGCTCGCAGGAATTCGACAATGCGGCGTGGACGAAGGAAAACGCGACCGCTGTGAACACGACGGCGGTGGCGGCACCGGACGGCACGCTGACCGCTGACATCTTCACCGACGATGCGGTGAGCGGCTTTCACCGTGTGTACACGCCCACCCTTGCCGTCGCCTCTGGAAATACCCCGTACTCGTTTAGCGTCTACATCAAGGCCGGAACCCTGACGTGGGTGCAGTTGATCATGGCGGCGGGGATATGGGGCAACTTCAACATTCAGACGGGTGCGCTCGGCTTCAAGGGTGTAATTTCATCACAGACCACAAGTATTACCGCGCTGCCGAATGGGTGGTATCGCTGCACGCTCTCGTTTCTCAGCAACATCGCCACCACCACGCCGCAGATCGAGAGCATTGCTTCCGATATCAACAGCGCTAATCCACCCTACGTCGGCTCGTCGCAGACGATGTACTTGTGGGGCGCGCAGGTGGAAACCGGCTCGGATTGCTCAAGTTATATTCCGACCACGACGGGGCCGGTGTCGCGGGTGGTGGATGTGCTTTCGTATGCAGTACCGACGAACATGGATACGCCCGCGCTTACGGCCTATGCGGAGACGTACATGGCGAGCGCGTTCACCAGTTTGCAGCAGACCGTTCTGCGGCAGGGCACCGCAGCTCAAACGGTGCAGTATTTCGACACGCCAACCAAAGCGTTGAATTGCTTCTCGCCGCAGACTTTCACCGCCAATGCGCGAGTGATCGGGGCGGTGAACAAGAGTGCTGCGGCTTGGGGCGGCGGCACAATTTCACTCTGTCTCAACGGCGGGACTGTGGCGGCTGGGACATCCCCGACCTTCGCGACGACCGGCGTCGTGTACATCGGCCATGTCCCAGCCGTAAGCCAAGGCATACAAGGCAGCGTCAGAAATATTCGGTTCTACAACGTGCGCCTCACCAATGTCGAACTCCAGACCCTAACGGCCTAGACCATGAGCCTATCCGCACGCCGCTTGGTAGTCCTTGCCGGGGCTACGGTGGCTGATCCCTTCGCGCCCACCGATCCGCAGTTGCTGTTGGTGCAAGGGCGGGTAGGTGTCTCGATCGAGCCGAGCATCACCCAGAACGGCCCTTATCCGCTTGCCACGATCCCGGACTTTTTCGACGTTCTCGTCGGAGAACACTTCGACAAGTCGCCGTATGTGGTGCTGTACGAGGCCGAGTTGTACGACGACCAGACCATCATCGTGAAGCGCGACCTTCTGGGACCGGGAGATTATCCACATACTTGGTCGGGTTGGCCGATCCCCGGCGATCCGCCGCCCGATCAGCCGACCGGGACGCCCGTTCCCGCCACCGTCGTACTCACGCCAGCAGAGAAGAAGGCGCTGGCGATTGTCCGGAGAGCGCGCGCATGAGCGGACTCAAGGTCATCGCGGCACCGGTTGCCGAACCGATTTCGCTGGAGCTCGCGCGCCTGCACCTGCGGCTCGACGTCAACGACGACAGCCCGCCAACGCATCACGACGACCCCTGGCTCGAGGGCATCGGCATCCCGGCCGCGCGCGAATGGTGCGAGGGCTGGATGGAACGCGCGCTGGCGCCGCAGGTGCTGGAGCTCGCACTCGATGCCTTCCCGTCCGGTGCGATCGAGCTCCCCGGTTCGCCGGTGAGTGCCATCGACTCGCTCAAGTACCTGGACGCCGACGGCGCCGAGCAGACGCTCGCCGCGGACCAGTACGTGCTCGACAGCTACGTCGACCCGGCGCTGCTCTCGCCCGCGTACGGCACGACCTGGCCGGCGGCGCGGGCGACCACCAACAGCGTGCGGGTGCGCTACTCGGCCGGCTACACGCTGCCCGGCGACAGCCCCGACGCGGCGCCGCTGCCGTTCGCGATCCGCGCGGCGATCCTGCTGGTGCTGGGCGCGCTCTACGAAAACCGCGAGAACTCGGCCGCCATCAAGCAGGAAGACATCCCGCTCGGCGCCCGCTCGCTGCTGCAGCCGTACCGCCTGCGCACGTCGATGGCCTGATGATGCAAGCCGGCATACTGCGCCAGCGGGTCGCCTTCGACGAACCGGTGACGACGCAGGACGCCACCGGCGACGAGATCGTGACCTGGACGCAGGCCTTCGAGCTGTGGGCGAGCGTGGCGCCGTTGACCGGCCGCGAGCAACTGCTCGGCGGCGGCATCCTCGCCGAGGGCAACGCCCGCATCCGGGTGCGCTGGTCGGAGCAGGCGGCGCGGATCAACGAAAAGTGGCGCGCGCGGCACGACGGCACGGTCTACAACCTGAAGAGCGTGGCGCATCTGGCGAGCGGCCGGCGCGATATCGAGATCATGGCGCGCAGCGGGGCCGACAGTGGCTAGGGTCACCATGCGCGTCGAAGGCCTGCAGGCGCTCGGCGAGTCCATGCGCGAGCTCTCGCGCGACGTGGCGCTCAGGGTGTCGCGGCAGGCCACCGGCGCCGCGGCGCAGGTCATCAAGCGCCGCGCCAGGGGCAACATCCGCTCGAGCCCTTCGATCGACACCGGCAGCCTGCTCGACGCGGTGATCATCAAGAAGATCCCGAACGCGCAGTCGCGGCTTACGAGCGAGCACATCGTCACCGTGCGCGGCCGGAGCAAGCGCGGACGCAAGAGCAAGAGCAAGCAGAGCATCGCGCCGCACGCGAGCAAGGTCGAATTCGGAACGGTGAACATGGCGGCCGAGCCGTTCCTCGGCCCGGCACTGAGTGCCGGCAAGGAAGAGGCGGTGCAGAAGATGGTCGACCGGCTCAAGGTGCGCATCCAGCAGGTGCGGCCGAAATGAGCCTGGAAACCGCCATCTTCGCGGCGCTCAAGTCCCTGGTCGGCAACCGCATGTCGCCGAATGAATTCCCGCAGCCGCCGAAGACGCCCACCTGGCCGGCGATCCGCTACGCCATCGTCGACAGCGTGCCGGTGGTGGACATCTGCGGCGACGGCGACGATGCGACCGCCGAGACGGTGATCCAGCTCGACGTCGTGGCCGAGGACTATGCCGCGGCGCGGGCGCTGCGCCTGCAGGTGATGGCAGCCATGAAGACGTTTACGCCGCCGGCCACGCTGGAGTTCTCGACCGGCACGGCCGATGCGGACACCAAAACGCACCGGGAGATTCTGCGCTATCAGATCCACGGCTCGAGCTAGCACCGGCAACTCGCCGCCTGCGCGAGCTTTCAACCCGACCCGCCGCGCGCGGGTTTTTCTTTTCTGAAAGGGCAACATCATGTCGCAAGGCGTGCGCTACAAATTCATGGGGTCGACGATTCAGGTCGGCATCGGCTACGACGGCGACTCGCCGGCGCTCGCCATCACCGCCATCTCGCAGGCCAACCCGGCCGTCGTCAGCGCAGCGGGACACGCCGCGGTCCTGGGCGACGTGGTCAAGCTCCGCGACATCGTCGGCGCCACCCAGTTCAACGACAACCTGTACGCGGTCGACAACCCGCTCTCCGGGTCATTCGAGCTCGCCGACGAGGACAACAGCATGGGCAATGCCTATGTCTCGGGCGGCACGGTGGCCGAGGTCCTGTTCTCCGAATTCTGCGAGCTCACAGGTGCGGCGCAGGCCGGCGGCGGCGCGGACCAGGAGGAAGTCTCGACCGTCTGCTCCACCGCCAAGGAATTCGAGCAGGGCCTGGCCGACGCCGGCACGCTGACGCTCGACTTCAACTTCGCGCCGCTGACCGAAGTGCAGACGGTGCTGCGCGCCTCGGAGAAGACCGGCGACGACGTCGCGGTCAAGATCACGCTGCCCAACGACGGCGGCATCGTCATCATGCTCGGCACCGTGCAGACCACCAGCTTCAACGGCGCCATCGGCCAGGCGATCTGGAAGGGCAACGCGGTGATCAAGCTGTCCGGGCCGATCTTCGTGCTCGAGCCGTAATGGACAGCACCGAGGCCAAGCGCCGCTGGCGCGAGAAAAACGCGGCCAGGGCCAAGCCGATCCCGGTCACCATTCCCGGCGTCGGCGAGGTCTACGTGCGGCCGCTCAAGGTCCGCGACGGCAACGCGCTCACCGCGCTCGCCAATGCGACCGACGACGACACCAAGGCCACCATCATGGCGGGACTCCTCTGCCAGGAGGACGGCGCGCGCCTGACGCCGGACGAGATCAAGGAGTGGACCGAGATCCTCAAGGATGCCGACTGGTCCGACTACCTCTTGCTGACCTCGGCCGGCGCCAAGCCCATGGAGGACAGCGCGGGAAACTGACGCCGCGCCAGGCCTTTGCTTTCGACCTGGCGCTGGAACTGGGCATGACCGTCGAAGAACTGGGCGAGCACATGGACGAGTCCGAATTCCGCTCGTGGCAGCGCTACGCGCGCAGGCGCTGGCTGCCGGGCCAGCGGCTCGAGCTCCTGCTCGCCAACGTCGCGCGCATGGCGGCGCACGCCGACAGCATCACGCCCTTCGTGTTCGATCCGCTGCTGCGCGAACTGTTGACGCCGAAGCCGGTGGCCACCGCCACCATGGCGGCCAACGCCTTCGCGGCGATCGCCGGCACCGGCACCATCTTCAAGCTCGGGCAGAAACGAAAGAAGGTCGCCAATGGCTAACTCCCTCGGTAGCCTCGTCGTCAGCCTCGGCCTCGACGCCGCCGAATACACGCGCGGCCTGACCAAGGCCGAGTACCAGGCCCAGCAGTTCGCGCGCAATACGCGCTCGGCCATTCTCTCGGTCGGCAAGGTGCTCGGCAGCCTCGCCATCGGCACCGTCCTCCTGGAGAACACCAAGGCGATCATCGCCGAGGCAGCGGCGCTCGATGATCTCGCCGATGCGACCGGCGCCTCGGTCGAGGCGCTGTCGCAACTCAACAACCAGGCGAAGATTTCCGGCACCGAGTTCGGGACGCTGCAGACGGCGCTGCTCAAGCTGTCGGCCGGCATGGCCGGCACCGACGAGGAAACGACCAAGGCCAAGGAAGCGCTGAAGGCGCTCGGCGTCACCACCAAGGACCCGGCCAAGGTGATGCAGGAAGTCGCCGTCGCACTGGACAAGTTCGAGGACGGCGTCAACAAAGTCGGAATCGCCGTTGCACTGTTCGGCAAGGGCGGCGCGGCACTGCTGCCGACGCTGAAGGACATGGCCGAGCTGCAGGACGTGCAGGCCACGGTCACGACGAAGCAGGCGAAGGAAGCGGAGGAACTGGAGAAGGCCTGGCGTCGGCTCTCGGTGGAGGCGACCACCTTCAAGGACGCCATCTTGTCCGACATGGTGCCGGCCCTGTTGCGGCTGACCA